CACTTGTGAAAGAGACAGAGGAAGATATCAGGCGGCACAGAAGAAAGACGTTTGTGCAGGATAAAGTGACAGGCAGCAATCCAGAGTTTCCGTACCAACCGCAGAGCTTTAATATCTCTGGATGTGTAGAGAACACGGTGAATATAGACGAAGAGGAACGGTTGTTGGAAGAACGAAAGCTGAACGCAAAGCAGATTAAAGTAAAAGCAGAGCGAGTAATCAATAAAGCTCCGGTAAGGATGCAGAGGATTATCCGGTTCAAGGTGATGCAAGGACTGACATGGGATGAAGTAGCTGCAAAAATGAAAGGGAATTGCACAGGAGATAGTGCAAGAATGGAATTTCAGAGGTGGATGAAAGAAAAATAAAAGTTTGTTCGTTTTGTTCGCATTGTTCGTTTTAAATAATATATAGTATAACATGGATACAGAATAAATTAACTTTTTCCTCAAATCGCACCGTCAGACTATTACCCTTTCTTGTCTGGCGGTGTTTTTATGCCGTGGAAAATGTAGGGCAGACAGGTTCGAATCCTGTTATACCCGTTGTGGACTACTGCAAGGTTCCTCCTTTTTCTTATAAATTTTGATTGTGTATTTGGTTATTTTGGTTTTTGTTGCTGTTATAATTCTTTCATTGTGCAGTAGTCCTAAATTCTTAGCATCCAGTTGATGGGTGCTTTTGCTTGAAAGAGAATAAAAGGTATTGTAAGATATATGCGTGGTAATTGTTAGGTGCAGGATGAGGAGGAAAAACGCATGGAAGAAAAAGAACAGGTTGAGAAATTAGTAGAATTCGCAAGAGAAGTTTCGAATTTCTTACACATTACTGCTCCAAGTATAAGGTACAAAGAACACGGAGGTTATGGGAGTTCATGGTACGATCCTGAAACTGACACTGTTTATATAGGTGCGGAAGCAAGAACTAGAGACGCGTATTACGACATAGTTCATGAAGTCAGACATAAATGGCAATGGGTAACGGATTTGGATTTTTATTATTCGGGGTATAAAGAAGTTGGAACAGTGAGCCTAGAAGAATATAGGTCGCAGATAGCGGAGATAGACGCAGACGCATTTGCCGTACTTATGACGGCAATGTATCTAAATGAAGTGGTTAAGCTAAATGGATATTCGAATAAGGAGAAGGAAAATATTATCCGAAGAGAAATGGAAATTGCCAAGGAGTATAATATAAAATTCCCATTTGAAGATTATTGTGGAATGATGAAGATAACATTATAACGACACGAATTGACGATAACTATATGTCTACGGATTAAGGCATATAGTTATTTTCATGTAAAATAGAACAGACTGAAAGGTGGTGAGTCCTATGACAGAAAAACAGAAAATATTTGCAGATGAGTACTTGATTGATCTAAATGCCACACGGGCTTACCGCGTTGCATATCCAAGCGTAAAGAAAGATGAAACAGCAGCAGTAAATGGAAGTAAGTTGCTAAGAAATGCTAAGGTTGCAGAATATATTGCCGAAAGAATGGAAGAGCGGCAGAAGCGGACGGAAATCACGCAGGATCGAGTTTTAAATGAACTGGCTGCCATTGCTTTTTCCAAGGCTTCAGACTACGCGAAAGTAGTTGAGAAACAGGCTACAGCAGAAGTAGATGGAAATATTATTCCGCTCGTAGGAGAAGACGGAGAACCGATTCTGTATCGGACCGTAGAATTGGAACTTACAGAGAATCTTACGGAAGAACAGCAGCGAGCCCTCGGAACGATTAAAAAGGGGCGCGATGGATTGGA